AATTGGCGCCGCGAAGTAATTGCATCAAACATTGCTGATAGGCGCGTAGGAGCACCTGGGCCGGCCGCGACCCGTCCTCGATATCGCCAAGCAGGTAATCGAGACCGGAGGCGTCGATCGCTTGCTGCGCTACGTCGGTCGGGAGGTTCATCCCTGCTGCCTTTCAGCCAACGTCGTTTCTACCTGCTCGGCCTGTGCCTCGAGCTTCACCGCGTCCATGGTCGTAAGCAACGACGCCAGGCGACGTCCTAGCGCGGCAACAAAGGCTTCCACAAAATCAACCGGCATATCGGTAGGATTTGTGACCTGTCCGACGTAGGTGATAACGGCGTTCCCCACCATGGACAGGATAACACGCTGATTGCCGTCATTGGCGACCGCGAAGAGATACGGCTGCGGACTGAAATTCGGAATGAAGATCGGCTGCGGCTTGACCGCACGCACCTTGATGCAATCGCTTGGGTAGGTGTATTCGAACAACCAAGGCAGCGGCGGATAGCTGACTTCGTCCCATACGGTTGGCGGGACATAGCCCCCGACGGGCGCTGATTTGATGAGATTGCCGACTAGATCGCGCTGCGCGAACGGCCAATCGCCCTGCCGCAACAGTTGGTCGCGCGTCTGCCCGTAGATATCAAGCGCATTCTTGGCCGCCCTGGACCCCTCGAACAGCGATCCAACGCGGTTCTTATAGCCAATCTGCGCCAGCGCCGCATTGACGATATCGGCGGGAGATTGAAGGCTGGCAACCATTTAGTCCTCTCTCGCTTCACCGATCGTCTCAAACGCTCCGCCGGACTCGAGATAGCTTTGGGCCGCATCCGGCTTGCCTGCAACCGCCATGGACAATTCGCTGGCGAGTAGTCGTACCACAGCCTCGCGGAAGAGCGAATCCCAAGTGTTCTCGTTCGGATTATTGTTGTAGGTCGCGTAGGCACTCGCCAGATTTGACCACACTACCCGTTGCTGCTGGCCGCCGACTACGGCATTCGCAATGCTCCAATTGAGCGGCAGTGGATTGTTGACGTCACCTAGATTGTTAGGATGAACCTGCCACACCTCGATCCCGTTGGTCGGGTAGAGATATTCGAATGTCCATGGGAACGGCGGAGTGTTGCCGCTTAGGGTTAGCGCGATCGTGTTGCGCGCCATGTCCCAGGCAAATTGCCGTGCAACAGTCTGCACGCACGGAACGTATAGTTTGGAAAGGGCTACCCCGGCTGTAGAGCTGTCGAAGCTTGGCGCCTGCCCTGTGACAAGCGGTTGGTTGTCGCCTATGAGCTGGATAGCCTGGTTGGCGATATCATTTGATGTGATCGGCATTTAGCAATGGGTCACAATCCCGTTGACGGTGGCGAAGCTGCTCGATGGCGTGCCCGAGCATGTCACAGGTGCTATCGCCGTGCCATTGAAATTGAAGTTAAGCGTTTGCGGTGTTGCGGTCCCGGCCGCCCCGTAGCTTATCAGACCGCCGCTTAGGACGTTGGCGGAGAAGCACAGATAGTGATACCCGGATGTGCTGTTCGCAGGAGCGTCCAGGATGCACGCAACCTCGCCGTTGGGTCCTGTACCCTGCCCGACGAACGGCGCCGAACCGGTGCCCCGCGCTGTGATGTTGAGCTCGCTTAGGCCAAGGCCCGAGCCTCCACCACTTGCCGGACCGGAGTCCAATACAACAGCCTGGGATCCTGTCTGTCCTTGATTGATGTAAGCCGGAGCGTGGCCCTGTGTGGTTGGGCCGGCTTGCAACAGTGTGCCTTGCGACATTGCTGCGGCCGGTATTAGCGCAATCAGCGCAATCAGCGCCAGCGCGAGTGCCAGCCAGCGGGCATTGCGCCGTGAGGCCGGATCGTCGCCTACAAAGCCGTCAGGCCACAGCCACCGCATCGAAAGGTCCCCTATTTTCTTGGTTTATTCTTTTTCCGCTTCGCCTTTGGCGACTCTGTGTCTGCGGAGCCGTTTTCCTCGAGCTTGGCCTTCGGCGGTTCCGGATCGGACACTACCAGTGTCGGTTTGCCTTTTACGGGCGGCGCTTTGTCATGGCGATGGTCGCCGTAGTTGGTATCTACAATTCTGACCGGGGGCATGGCCCTATTCCTCTTCGTTCTCTTCTTCCTCACCCTCGCACTCTAGTCCTAACTCCTGAATTTGTATTTCGCACCGACATTTTTCGTCTTTTGGATCCTCTGGAAAATGAACGTCTATGATCTCGCCCTTGAAACGGCCCTCCACGATACAGCCTCGTTCGGCAACGGACGGGTCGCAGCCAAGTTTGGCAAACTCCTTGTGGGTCAACGCAATTTTCAGATGATAGGGGTATTTTGAGTTTAGAATTGGATTGACGGCCATGTGATCGAGCACATCGTCGTCGTCCTTCTCCATGCTTACAAGGTCAACCATAGCCTACGCTCCTGGCTGTGGCATTCCCGGTGCGGCGCCCGGAGGGGCCGCTGCCATCGCTTGCGCGCCTGGTGCGGCCCCTGGAGCTGCACCCTCTGGCGTGCCTGGCATCATCTCTGCGCCTGGCCCCTGGGCCGCGGCGTTCATTTCCTCGAGGTGCCGGGTGTGCATCTCCTTATGCGCCTTCTGATGGCGCTCGTGCATCTTGCGGTGTTCCTCGCGGTGATTTCCGTGCAGATCACGGCGCTCTGTTTCGTGCGAGCCGTGCATCGACTCACGCTCTTCGTGGTGGCGCTCGTGGATCGCCTTGTGTGGATGCTCCGCCTTCGGCTCGGCCTGCTTGGTATGACCTTCCTTCTCGGGCTTGGGCTCTTTCTCTGACTTCGGCGCGTGCTCTTTCCCGCCCTTGCCCTCTTCCTTATGCCGCTTGCTAGACGGGTGATCGTACAGCGAAGGCTTCTTCTCTTTTTTGCCCTCTTTGGCTTTTTCTTCGGCCATGGTGCGGCTCCTAATCGGAATGAGACTTGGGGTGGTCGTATAACTTTGACTTGTGCCGCTTCTTGCCTGCGGCCATGGCATTACTTGCGAAAACAGCCTCTTTGCCCAACGTGCCGCCGGCGTGTTTCTTTTCCTGCGCGTACTCGCGCGTGGTCTTGCCGGCTCGAGCGGCCTTCTCGGCGAATAGGCCCGGATGCTTGGAAGCTCCCTTTTTGATCCAATTCTTTTTGCCGGCCATTGTTCTGCTCGCTAGATCGGAAAGGGTAGGGTTAGGCATGTGACTTTGATCTCGGATGATCGTACAGGGCTGCGCGCCGGCCTTTCTTCTGGATCTTATTGCCTGTCTTGTTGGCCGTCGCGATCGCTATTCCTTCCGGTACTCCTTCCCTGACCATCGCAGTAGCTTGCTCCGCGGCTTTGCTTGCGGCTTTGCCGTGGAGCTTCTTGTTGTGCTTCGACGCGAAGCTTTTTGCATCCCACGGCATTTAGTTGGATGAGCGCCAAGCCTTAGTCGTCGAGCTGTAGGTGATGCACTGCGATACCTTTGCCACGCCCGCGGCGAGCACGCTTGCGTCGATCGTCTGTCCTGTATTCGCAGTAAATGTGAGCGTCGTGGTCGTTTGATCGGCCCAATAGCAGAGCCGTTGACCGTCGCCGGGGCTTGCCGGGGCAGTAAGCGTAACCGCGGTGATCGTTCCGGTGGCATGACCAAAGACGTTCCATACGCCTGTGGTTGCCGTGTAGGCAGGGTCGGTCGTGATCGTGCCGAGATCCTTATAGCCCGATATCGCGGTGACTTGCGCCGCCGTCCCGTACACACTTCTCGCGGTCGGGGCGCCGCCTGGAATTACCTGGATTAGATCGGCGGTTGCATTAACAGCAGCAACTTGCGGGACCGGAACGGCTTGTGCCAGAGCGTAGCCGACACCGAGCGCACCAGCGAGCAGGGTCGCTATAACAGTCTTTCTCATTTTCGTCTCCTTAGCGCGCTTGCGCGTGTTTTACAGGGATAGAAAGCTGACGCTTCAACTCTTCGATCTGAGCCTGTTGCTCTTGGATCGCTTTGACCAGGACGGGGATTACGCCAACATGATCGAATGAATTTGGTCTGCCTTCGGGGTCTGACCCCATAAGGACCGGCAGGACCGTTCCGCCCTGTTCCGCGCTAAAGCCGTAGAGCTCGTGGTCTGGATCACCATGATCGGCATTGAGCTTGTATCTGATTGGCTCCAGCGCCAGCACTTCCTTGAGGCCGGCCTCGAGCGGGATAACGTCATGTTTGAAGCGCAACGACGAGGTGCCCGCACAGATGCCGGCGGCGCCCGAACCGAAAAAGATAGCGTGCGATGTCGTATCCTCACAGACCGTTGCGGTCGTGTGGGTTGCGTCCGTTCCGAAAGTCCCAACGGCACCAGCGGTAGTCCACGCCAACGTGGTGAACTTGCCAGCGAGCGGGGTCGTTACGCCAATGCTGGCGTTGTCGATCGTGCTGGCTGCTGTTGGGTTGACTGTGAGGGCACCGGTCGGAGAGATTGCAACCGTGCTAGACGGGGAGATTGCGACCGTTCCGGTCGGAGACAATGTGACGTTTCCAGACGCCCCAAGCGTCGTAAAAGCCCCGGTCGAGGCAACCGTGCTGCCGATCGGGCCTGGTGTGGCAAACCTAGCCGTAAAGCCCGCGCCAGACACCGTGCTGGAAGCAGAGAGGGTTGTGAATGCGCCTGGACCGACCACACCGCCGCCTGCATTTACCCAGGTGGCGAGATTCGTGGTGCTGATCGCCGCGCTTTGCGGGCCCAACGTCTGTAGCGCGATAAGTTCATTGCCGGTCGGCGTAGTGACGATAATCTGCCCTGTGTTCTGGCCGAAAGCAGCGACACCGGCAAGGACACTCAACGCGACCGCACCTAGCAGAGTGAGATATTTTCTCTTAGACATTCTAGTTCTCCGTTATGCGGTCACAGCCACTTTATCGCCAGGCGCGACGGCAAAGATCATAGGCACCTTGGCCGGTAGGTACATTCCGGCTGCGCCAGTAGCGCCGGAAGCTCCGGTAGCACCGAACTTAAAGAAGCAATCCGTATCGCCAATGACCAGCACGGCATAGGTCGCTGCATTAAAGGCGGCCGACAGTGTGCCGGCGGCGGTGAACCCGAGAGCTTGTTGGGCAACGCCCGGCTGCGGCAACACGTCAGGAGCATACGATCCGATTGGGGACGCTGCGTTCCTGAACTCCGAGATATAGACTGTTGCCATCGGTCATACCGTCTGACGGGCGGGGTCCATGATCGTGCCAAGGATCCGTTTTTCAACGAAGCGCCCAG